TAACATTCTTTATTGAAGTATTGCTAAGTGCTAAACATAGAACAAAAATTAAAAATGAGTTTGTTGCAAGGATTCCCAAACTTACATATTCAATTCCAAACGGAAAACTTTTTAAAAGGCGCACCACTTGACCAAATGAATTATTCTGTGGCGGGTGTCAACGCAGGAATTTTTACGCCTAATGAAGCAAGAAAATACTTGGGACTTGCAGAAATTGATGATAGTATTGCCAACAGTTTAAATAAATCTAGCAGCAAATCAGAACCTATTGCAGGTTCATCACCACAAGACACAGGCGGCGGCGGCAATGTTAGTTCAGTTGGTAAAACTGGCAGGGCAGGCAAAGCATGAAACCAAATCAATCGCAATCAAAGCAGAAACAGATTGCCGACAAAATAAAACAAGCTGCGGATAAGCGAATTAAAAAGCCAATGCAGGCAAATGGCATGAAACAAAAAAAGGTGATTTTCCATGACTAAAAATGTCACGTTTGTTTTTGAATCCCAAGTTGCGCTTGGCATCTCTGCCGATGAATCAATAGATTCAATGGGCAAGATTGAAGCAATGCTTACCACTTGGGGTGCGCGTGAAGGCGCAGATGGTCGTAAGTTTAATTATCAACCTGAACCATTTAAGCAATGGGCAAAAGAATTTGCTGCGGTTGGTAAACCACTTCCAATGTATTTCCAACACAATGATATGT